TTGACCTGTGCCATTCAAGGCCTCCTACTTGATTTCATCGTATTCGAACTCTGCCAGAACATTGATCTGGTAAAAAGAGCCTTCACGACCGATTTCGTTGATCCGAACGTTTCTAAACCATATTCCGCCGGAGGCTTGACCCTCGAATGCGTCTGCCGCAACCTTAGCAGCAGCATGACCTTCTGACAAGCCTTCACCCGCCTGTGCATATATCATTATGAGAACGACACCGTTTCTCTTGAAGGTCCGATTTCCCGTTCCACCCAGAGAGGCTTGATTTGCACCGCCGTGATTGACTTGAACGACAGCATAGGTAGATGTGTCGGTCTCTCTACCTTTTTCTTTATTGTCCCAGAACACCCTGTGACCAGTAGGGTCCCACGCACTCTTAAACAGCGCCAGCATAGCGTCATAGGCTTCTGAGTATGTGTAGCTCTGTGGCATCAGCGTCTCACCAGAACGAACGACAGAATGCCGACGTTTCCAGGCTTGAGTTGCTGAATACCGATTATGCCCCAGTCAATACCACCATCTCGGGCAACATGATAGTCTCTCATATCATTATCACCACTGTTGACGATAATGATCTGCTCTGACTTCTGGAGCATATTTTCGAATTCTGTGCCGAGACCCAGAGAGGTGACGCCAAACTGGCGAACTGTGTTCGGAGGAGCGAAAGCACCTTTGAGGGCGATAGTTGTTTCTCCCCCAGTATTGGCCTTCCAAGGTTCTGAAGCTGGTTCAGTCGTGCGCTTGGCTACAAAGGTCACATCACGACCAAAGCGAGTGATAAGATCACTAGCTGTCGCCGCAATACCATTGTAGAATGCATCACTCAACGATAAACTCCACCCGCGCCGCCCATATACTCGAGAAGCATCCTATCGGCGAACGGATACTTCCTTCTGATAGAGTAAGAACCTGCGGAGAAGGTTTTCTCTTCTTCAATCGGACCTACCTTGACGAAGCTCTGTTCCAGGATGCGGCCAGAGCTATCATACTCCGGGTCAGGTAACAGGCTTGCAGCGATGGCCCTCGAGGCATACTCAGTCGTCGCTTGCTTCAGCTTGTCGGGAATTCCATCGACGAGGATACCACGCCGATCGTAAAGTTGAATGCGTGGAAACTCTAGAGGCTGAGTTCCCTGAGGAGCTCCACCGACCAGAGTAGTAGTATCGATGTTGATCCTATCGTCGTCACTCGTCGAGATGACAATCTCATTACCATCGACACCACTGGTTTTTGCCGTGACGACAACTTCGACACCACTGTCGCTCAACGCTGCGGTCACATCAGCGTTCGCCGTAGTCCCTGTTCCCCACTCAGTGCCTTCTGTTCCACCAGAAGCGTTGACAGCGTAAACGATGTTCTGTAGAGTATTCGCTTCTGCGGCACCAATCAAGATCTCATTGGCACTGGAGACTGAGTTGGTGAAAGTGTAGGTTTGGGAACCTATCGTGATAGTATCGTTCGTGTTGGGCTGGCTCTCAAGCGAAATGAAGGCTCTTGCGAAATATTCTATGTTCGTGAACTCTCGAACTCCAAAGAACCGATGTCCAAAAGCAAGATCGATGTAGAGTGTGGCCTCGATGATTGATGCCTCACGAGCTATTCGGCTCGCCGCGTCCCACGCGGTCACGTTGTTTCTTACCGCGAGATAGTTTCTTGCATAAGCAAGTCCGCAGTAAGCATTCGCACCAGAAGTTCCTTCGCCGGTTTCCACGATCAGTCCCATTTAGGTAAAAACTCCCGTGGCGACAGAGAACGGTTTTGTCCACTCGTTCAGGACGTAAAGCGTGACGGTCCCGGCAATAGCGCAATCAGGTGTCAGCTCCACACCTTTCTCGAACCAGCCCAGGAGGCGTATCTCATCAGCGGCAAGATCAGGAACACCGATTGTGCGACTTGTGTTGGTATCAACAGTGAGCTGACCAGCAGTCAGGTCAGCACTGAAGGAGACAGAGATCATAGAGGCGGCTGGCATCGTCAACTCACTGCCGAGAGGGTTTCCCGCAGCAGCAGTCGTGAGTGTCTCAGGAGTAGCGATCAAAGAGGCGAACCGCCCGAACCGAGCAGCCGCCTCCCTGCGCTTCCTGGCGTGATACAGAGCCGCCTGTAGACTCACTGCATTTGACCTCTCTTCGGTCGCTCAGTGCCTCGCTGACGCTTGCGGGACATCGCCCTGTCGATCATGCTGCGAGGATCCATCTTGGAGAGGTCGAGACCAAACTCCTGCTTGATCTTCGCCGCACGCTCGTAGCGATTAGCACGCGCTGAGGTCTGGCGATTGATATATTCACGAATGGCCTCGGTGTTCGTCGTGTTGGGAACACGGGCTTTCATCGTGACACCAGTGATGGCCTTCGCATACTTGAGCTTCCGATAAAGCTCTTTCGCGGCCTCGATGTTCTTCGTAGCCTCGTCCATCTGTTCGTCAAGGGCCTGCATCATCAGAGGCAATTCCTTGTCGTCCATTTTCTCGAGGAATGGTGAAACTTCATGCGGCTCGAGGACGTCCTCACGATCGAGGTAGTCATCGATAGACGGCATCACTTCTTCTTGCCGCCCTTCCCGTAGCCCTTCTTCTTCGGCATCGTTGTCCTCCTTTGGAGTTCCCACGACCATGTTCTCGCGGGTAAATTGTGGAGCGACGTCGATCACTTGCTGACGAGTCACTGCCTCACCAACAAGTTCCTTGAGGACGTCGAGCTTCGGTGCCTTCTCCTGGGTCCACTGATCATCGTCAAGCGGATCGAGCGAGAGCAGGGCTTCTTCAAGTTCCATCGGGTTTCTCTCCTATGAAGGTTGATCTGGCCCAAAGAGGGCCAGATCATCAGTCGTCGCCGAGGACGGCGTAAGCCATGTAGAGCTGACCAGTTGCAGTGATCTCCACAACTTCCGTATCGGTGAGGTTCGCATCATCGATGAGCAGGTTCAGGTTCAGTTCGAGAGAACCGTCCGTGTTATCGAAGATGGTGTCTGTGGAACCTTCACCACGGGTGATCGGCGAAAGCTCAGCCGTCGCGGCTGCGATCTCCGTGCTGCCGATGACGTTGACGTCGGTGCCTGCCAGAGCGGAGTTCGCGTCTGGAGCCGTGCCGATACCGTAGTCACCCACCCACGTGTCGGCGAGCTCGTCCGAAGTCGGACCAGCGAACTGAACGTAAGCAACAGCACTGAGAAACAGAATGTTGCCCTCAGGGAAGTCCCCGATGACGACCTGTCCGTCGTTCGCCGCACCAGCATCGCCGGTGACCTCGATTGCATGGTTGATGTCCACGCGAGCCACCCGAACGACACTCTTGTCAGAGTGCTTGAGAGAGCGAGGAAGTCCTTTGCCCATGTGTTCGTCTCCTTTGAGTTAGGAGAAGGGGCCGAAGCCCCTCCCCATTATGCTTCGCGGGTGACGAGCCGGGCGAACTTGATCTGCTTCCGCTCCGGATACACACGGTTCCACGAACCGGCCTCGTCGAGGTCGTCGCCAGCAGTGCCCGTGTTCGCCGGACCACCGTCGCCAGCAGTGCCGACCCATGCGTGACCGACCGGATGCAGGGTCCACATGACGCGGTTGTAGAGCACGTCCTGACCGCCACCGTTGCCACCGCCGGGTTTCCGATCCACTTCAGTGGCGACCGGAGGAGTGCCGACAGCGAATTGGGTCGCACCAGCACCGAAGAGCCACGAGTCGTAGACGTTACCCGTCCGCGGAACACCGTCGTCGACGATCACAGAGCGGCCCAGGAAGGTGGGGATGCTCACTTCGCCCCGAGAGTCGGGGATGAAGTCGATGAGGTTGTTCTTCTGGGCGCGGTTGTAGACCACCGAGTGCATGACGATCGACGAAAGGTCTTCCATCGAGTCACCCATTGTGAGGGCAGTATCGAGGACGGCCTCGGCCGAGAAGTTCGTCACACCGTCGACGAACGAAGCACCGGAGACATCATTGACGTAGTCGGACGAGTCGTTGGCCACGTTGTCAGCGATAACGCCGTTCCAGGTCGCGATGAACGCTGCCTGAAGACGCCGGGTCCAGTAGTAGGCGACACGCTGCGCAATCGACTCCATGGGATCCGCGCCTGCGAGGATGCGGGCGAGGTCGGAAGTCGACCAGGAGTTGTTCCGGTTCAGACGAACCGCGATCTCCTTGAGGGTGCCGGTTTTCAGCGGGTTCGGGGGACGAGCCACACCGGAGGGAAGGGAAGCATCGGCATCAGCGAACGGCACCGAAGTGTCGGTCGAGATGCGGTCAGCATCGTTGTCGAGGTCTTTGAACGACGGGACCTGAAAGGTCAGACCGCCGCCAGCGAGGAGCTGATCGAGCTCCGCGTTGCGGACCATGAGCCCACCCTGAACGAGCCGGGATTTCTCCTCGGTGATGTTCTGCGAGTAAGGCGTGAAGATCTCGGGGACGATAACGTCGCTCACCCGAGTCGCGGGACCTGCTGCCATGGTTTTCTCCTAAGGCGTTGATGAGTGAGAGGTGAGCGAACCCATGTCCGCGGATAGAAGACCCATGTCTTCGACAAAATCGAGAATGGCACACGGAAATTCAAAAGGCAAGCACTTTTTTGATAAGAGTGCGCCCGCCGAGCCACCAGCAATAACTCGACGGGCGCTAAGGGCCGGGGCATCACGCGGGGCTACCAGTTCCGCGGAGCCTATGGGGCCGGGCCTGTGCCTAACCTATGCCACGGGCTAGTCCGTAGCAAGGTTATTTTTTCTGCTGGGGACGCATTCCTCCAACAGAAGTGCCAGCGGCCTTCGCGAGCTTCTCGGCGACTTCCATACCCTGCTCTTTGACGATGCGGCTCTGGTCTGTGAAGTTCCAGCCATCTGCCGACCACGGGTTCTTGCCGCCGCCAGGAACACCGGCTCCACCACCACCAGCACCGCCACCCTCGCTCTGAGGCCACCAATGAGGACGAGTCTTCTGCATCTCTTTCATGAACGTCTTGACGTCCACACCAGGAGTCACACCCTTGACGTCGGCCTTGGTAATGAACTGGCCATCATCAGTCTTCTCGAGAAAATGGCCGGCGACCATGAGGATATCATCGATGGCAGTGTTGTGAACCTTCGTGTCCATCGCGGCTTGACGAACAACGTCGTTCCGGTCTCGAGTCTCGATTGAGTTCTGAAGTTGCTCGACGAGACCAGTCAGCTCAGTGACTCGTTCGTCTTTCTCGCTGAGCTGACGCTCAAGAGGACCAGTGTGCTGCTTCAGCCGACCATTGACGAGCTCTTCCATCTTGGTCTCGTCGATCTTGCCCTCTGCCGCAGCTTTCAGTTCTGCGATACGATCGAGCTCTGCCTGAATTTCATCGGGCTTCTTGCCGAGGGTGCTCCAAGGCTTGAGCTGATCGCGAACCTTGGCGTGATCCTCACGTTCCTTGCGAAGTGCTTCCTGAACGGCGGTGATGTCATTCTGGGTTTTCAGCCCAGAGACGCCGGTGAGAACGAACTTTCCGTCCTTCTCGTCGTAGAGACCACGGACATTTTCGGGAATGTCGTCCTGAGCCTCATATTCAAGTTCAACCTGTAGATCGGGCATCCATATGCTCCACTTTCTGTGCAGGACCACTCCTGCAAGTTATCAAGGCATCACGCCTAGATTAGTTTTCCGGACGCTCCTGGAGCATCTGAAGAATAAGATTTAGCTGCCTCTCCATGGCGGCTCTGTCAAGCCTCTGCTGGTTGGAGAGTCGCTCGATTTGTAGCTTGAGGTCACCCGCTGATTGCAGATCAGACCGATCAAGATCATCGATCTTGTCTTCTGCTTCATCCATACTCTCTTCAAGATCCTGGATATCAGTAGCGAGACGAATTCTCGAGTCGAGAGTGAAGTTCTTGTGATTTTCGAACTCTGACTGATTTACCTTTTGACTGAGAGACTCGGTATTGTCCCCAATCGTCTTGTAGGCGACTGCGCCACCGCCAATCAATGAAATGACTGTGATGATAGTTGGGATCCAACTGAACATCTTATTCATCACTTGGTGGAGATGGAGGTCCGTCATCGTTCTGGTTCTCTGCTGCTTGATCGCCAGTCATCAGGCGACGAAATACGAAGTCCTCGTCATCGTTCTCTTGAGACGCGATTTCCATCTCTTCTTCGAACGAGAGCTCCGTCATGCGACGCTTACGAGCGAGAGTGTGCATAGAACGAGCGCTGATGGGCCAGCCGAGGTTCCTCGCAGTGGCGATCTCAACCATGGTCTGACCAGTGAGCTCAGCCTCACCGAACTCTTTATTCGGAACTACACTGACCTGCTCTGGGTCTTCACCCATCCATTCAGCACAACGCTTCAGAATGTCTTCGAGACCCTTGGCACCGACCTCTACGATCTGGTTCATATCGGCAGTTCGAGCTGCCACTCTGATCCTGAGGCTATCTCCAGACTCTCTTTCTCGGCTGGTCGTGTCGAGAGTCTGTGCTCCCATGGAACCTGCGCGTCTCTCAAGGTTCTCGAGTGCCTGACGCTGTTCCGCGAGTCCTTGAGAGTTGACACCGACGTATTTGGCGTCTCCTCCTTGAGGAACATCGATG